GAAGAGTTGGCTAAGATGACTCCAGAAGAACGCAAAATATACAATAACAAAGCATTGGATGCTTGGGGTAAATCACCTAAAAGTTATTTTGATCTTAAGTATGGCCAAACAGATCCTATTCCTAAGCGTCTTACAGAAGATTCCTATCGTGATGATCCTAATGTTAGCATACCAGCCTCAGTAAGAAACAGTATGGATCAGATTCCACCCACAAAAATGACCGAACGTATATCTCAAGATCGGAAATTACGACAACAAAATACAAATAATGAGATAACAGATCCTGTTGATGAAACAACAAGTCTTGTTGATGCAAAGCCAGATAGGCGACCAAAGCTGTCAATGTGGGAAACAGATGATGTTAAATTTGCAGATGGTCAACCTCAGCTACGACCGCAACCAGCCGAAATCAATTTGCCACCAAGAGAAGAACCTGAAGTATCGCCAACGGCATTGGGTTTGGATTCTGAGTATGAAGGTATTTTTGCTGATACGGAACCATCTGTTTCTGCACCAACCCCATCTGCAAAACCAACAGTAAGTGTTGAAGAAGAGTCAGCGCCAGAAAGCACCTCTATGCTGGCTCGTATTGGTAAAGCAATAAAAGATAACCCCGAAATGGCACTCGCCGGAACTAAGTCGATTGGTAGTCTGTTAGCCGCTATTGGTCAAGGTCGAGGACAACGCAAGGAAGACAGAAGAGTTAGAGAGGCTACGGGTCGAGCTAACCTTATCAGTGCGTTAACCGGTGGCAAGACACGGCCACAAGTACAAAGCGAAACTCCGGACATTGGACTATTAGGTCGTATCGGGCAAGGACTTTCTGTAGCCGGTGAAACCGGTTTAGAGGCTTTAAAGCAAAAAGGTATACAAGATGTTAAAGAAACTGATGCAGAAAGAAAGCAAGCTGACCTGGAAAGAAAAATAAAAGCAGATGCCAGAAGGTTGGCGCGTGACGCTTTTAAAAATAAGTACACTGTAGCACAAATGGAGAATTTGAAAAACCGGATGGCATTGCAATACGATCAGTTTGGTCAAACTATTCTTATGGATGAATTTGAAAGAGATTATAAAGAACGACAGTTAGAATTTAATAGAGAAAAAGAAAAATTTGATAAAGAGATAGAGAATAGACGGGCTGAACTGGAGAAACGTCGAATTGACCTTGCCGAAAGGCTTGGAGAAGATAGGCTGTTAACGACAGGGCAAGGTAGAGAAATTGCCGCCTTGCAAATCGAACACGCGCATGAACGTCTTACAATGGAAGCAGAGAAACACGCAAAAGAATTGACCGAATACGATAATGATGAGTACCTGCGTTTTCAGGAACGAACAGACAAGTTTGTCAAAGATAACAAACATTTCTTCAGTCCAGAGCGTGGTTTAGCATCGGTTTACGGTGGATTGAAGGCTGCAATGCAAACATGGTCTACCAATCCTTCGTCTGCCAGTGCAAACGCTGTATTCAACATGTATCAACAAATGTTTGACCCGGCAACGGTGCGTGAGGGCGATCTCCAAATGCAAGCGTTCGCTCAAGGTATAAGAAATCAAATACAAGCCTGGATTCAACGTGGCTTGGGTACTGGTTTTGTCTTATCAAGTGACGTTATCAAGAACATGGAACAGGTAGCAGATGAGTATTACGATAAATCTCTTGAAACCATGAATGCACAACTATCAGATTTCTTAGAAATAAACAGAAGTCAGAATCTACCAACGCGAGAACTTACAAATATTGAAAACTATTTCAGTAGAAGGCTGGCGCGTCCAACGCGAACTACGAGCAACACAACCGGCAGTAAAGATAAAAAAGACAATCAGAGTGCTGAAGAGTTTGGTAAAAATTATGGTAAGTAAAGTAAGGATGGATAAATAATGGCTGAACAAGAACCAGGCAGTTTTAAGACGCTTGTTGAAGCTGGCGATTATGTAAAATCAAGAAACAGAGGCAATTTAAACCTGCTAAATACGCCTTCTGAAAGAGTAGGTTTTGATTTTTACGAATCACGGATAGACGGCACTCGTCCAATACAAATAGGTGAGTTTCGATCAGCCGATACGCCACATTTTCCATACGTCGAAGGCGATTGGACTGAAAGACCGGGTGTCAGCGTATTAAAGACGGTGGGTAATCTACCGTATAGCGCATATCATATGGCGGGCGATATGGCTACTGCTGCACTTAACCCAATAGAAAGTGCGACAACTTTAGGTCGAGCCGGATTAGGTATGGCAGAGTCTATGGTTACAGATAAACCAATAAACCCTACTAACCGGTTGGTCTACGAACAAATGAAAGAAGGGCTTTCGGAGTCGTTGTCGCCACGCTCTATCATGGAGCGTCCGTTAGATGCGGCCAGCAACGTAGCGTTTGGTGCATCCACTGCTGCAAAAACGCCCGGTTTGTTGGCTCGTCTGACTAAAGCCGCTATTTCACCTAAAGGTATATCAAAGGCACCCAAGCCACCCGGTAAAGGTTTTTTCAGCAGAAAACCTAAAGAGACAATGGAAGATGTGTTTGATGCGGAGGGTAATGTTGTAGGTCGTAGGCCATTCCGTGAAGGAAATCAGCCTGATCCAAATTTGGGTGGTTCAGAGGGTGTTGTTGGGCCGGGTAAATTTCCGGGCTTTGGCGGTGATGTAAAAATAAACTTTCCTGGTTCCACAAGGGCAAGAATAGGCAACATTTTGGATCAGGTTTCAGATTACTCCGGAAGTGTAGGAGCTACCATAGATCGTTATGATCCGGCTAATGTCTTAATGAGAGTGCCAGGTGCAGTTACAAAACAAGGTTTGAATTGGGGTTGGAAAGCAAGTAAGTATGGTGCAAAGAAAGCTAAAAAAGCAGTGTTTGATCCGGCATTAGATTTTGGTAAGGCATCGTTTGAAGTTTTTAATAACATTGTCGAAAACTCACCAATGGCTGAGAAGCTCCGCACATGGCGACAAACAATAAAAGACAAAAAGAAATCGCCTTCTATGCTGATACGTGAGTTTTACAACAAAGGCAAAGAAAAGACTCAAGAACAGGCGCGAGAAACATTTGGTCAGGAAATTAATCCGCCAGGTTTTGGTCGAGGTTTACTGGAAAATATATTCGGTTTTACGTGGAATGTAGGTGACCGGATGGTGCATGAAATGTTTGAGGTAGCAATGGACCCAACCGTGCTGGATGAACTGGATCGTCGCGGTTCTCAGGTTATGCTTGATGCTATACGTCAAGAAGATGTGACGGTAGCTGGCCGTAAAATTTCTGGTAATGCGGTTGTGGGTAGAAGGTTGATGACAAAACTCAATAATGCGGTTAAAACATATACTGCCCGTCAAAAAGAAATACAGAATAACTTACGTGAACCGCTACGCATGGAGATAGTCGCTGTTCCGATACGTGATTTTAAAGCAAAACTACAGCGTATAATACCAACTCAACAAGATGCGCTGGGTAATATTACTTATGACTTCAGTCCTTTTTTCGGAGAAACCGGTCAAACACAAATACGACAAGTGCTGGATTCTATTTTCCAAACCTTTGACGAGGCTGATGCAAACATAACGCTCAAGCAGCTTGATGATTTCAAGCAAATGGTTGGTGATGCAAGATATGGCAAACAGCCGCCAAACCAGAATGCGTTAAAGGTCTTAGATCAAATCTATCAGGTTACAAGAGATTACATTGGCGAAGTAGCCGATAATCCGGAATTAATGAACGCCAAACTTGCAAAACTGCGAGAAGAAGGCGTTGAAAAATGGTTAAATGAAAATGTTAACGAATGGCGGTATATACCCAGTTCAGTATTAAAAGATTTTGATGTGCAGTTGTTTGGCGAGTTTGTTGGGGTTAATCCGGCTCAATACAGTGCGGCAATGAGACAGCATTTTGACTTTGTAACTTTTATGGATCGCTTAAAAGAGGATTTAAGGTTGGTCGATCCGGAAAGTAAAAGGTTTGTAGAGGTAACCGATGAGTTTGACACGGTTTTTGATTCGGATGGCAACAAGGTGTATCAGGAGTTCAGCAAACAAGCAGTTGATGATAAAGTAATATTAAGAACTCTTTCAACTATGTTTGATGATCCTTCCGGGTTTCCGTTAGAAACATTTAAAGATTTAGCAGAACTTACTGATAATCCAACCTTATTAGCTGAACTGATTGGTTATAGTTTAAGGGCAAATCTTGCCGGTGGTTTGTCACCCAAAGGTCAAATCGGTGGTATGGCAAGAGAAGTTGGTGGCGGTTTAGCGCACCCGTTGGCAATGGGTATTGCGGCTGTAGAATTCTTACCTGCGCTCACAATGTTTTCACCTAAATACGGTTCACAAATTCTTATACGCGCATTTAGTCCAGAGGGGCAAAAGTTTTGGCAAGATAACTGGCAGTATTGGAAAGAGGGCAGTAAAGACATTGTGGCCTACTACAAAAAAGCTGTTCCGGAAGAATACGAACGTATGAAGACTATTGTTGCAAGAGATCTTGGAGTAAGTCGTGACAAAGTAGATTTAGCCCAAGTAGAGCAATATTTTGACGACTACTTTTCGGTAAATGAAGAGTTACGTCAGTTGCCTAAAGGAAAGCGCCAAGCATTAAAAGATCTTGTACTTGGTGGCCGTTTTGTTGAGTCTACAGAGGGTGCAATGGAACACATGCGTAGACAGCTTGAAAGCGAAACAGATAACAAGTATCGGAAAAATAATCTTTTAGTTGATTTGAGGAATGTTGGTCAGAATCGCCCATTGGATGACAGTGAATCTGCTGCTCTGAAAAGATTGGAAGAAAACGAAAGAATAACGCAAATGGAAAGAGATGCGAAAGACCGGGTTAGGCGTTTTCAAGGAGATGCAAGTCAGGAAAGATTAAATCGCATAAAGGCATTTTGATATGAACAACCAATTTAACAGTTTGAGGATATAATGGGTTCTGTATCAAGGGTACATACATTTTCAAGCGGTGCGGTTTTAACCGCTGCGCAACTCAATAACGAGTTCGATAACCTTCTTACATCGTCAGCGATCAATGGAGGCCTTGACGCTACGAATCTAGGGGTTAGCGCCGGGCAGATCACGGCCTCAAAAGCGTTGGTTGTGGATTCAAGCCGTGACCTCGACGATACGTCTGCAAGTAACCAGATCAACAACCTATCGTTATCCGGCACGTTAAAATTAGCAGACAATAAGGCTCTCTCTTTAGGCACAAACGATGACGTAACCATCCAATACGATGAAACGACTAACGATGCGTTGGAGATTGCTGCTGCGGTAGAAGGTGCCGCTTTAGCCATAGTGTTAAAAGCGGATCAAGGCGATGACGCTGGTGATGAATGGAAGGTCGGGGTAGCCGATGGCGGTGCGCTTACATTTGGAAACGATATAGCGTCTGCTGGCACGTACGTAACGGGTTTGACGTTGACACCCCACGCCACCACTGCATCATGGTCATTAGATTTTGAAGGTGATGTCGATATAGGTGGCGATACATTGAGCTTTAACGGTGCGGCTACCATTGACACCAGTGGTAATAACAATCTTACCCTTTCTGCCGGAACAGCTACGTTGGGCGTTACTGCTGGTGACGTAACCATCTATGATGATAACAACAATGCGGATACCAGTTTAGCCATAGGAACGAGTGCTACGGAAGCTCTGTTTGTACAGGCTCTTAACGGTGGCTCAAATAAGACTTTAGAAGAGTTGCGGTTTACAACCAAGACGGCCTCTGGAACTGGCGATCACGGTAAAGTCACTTGGTACATAGACGAGGTTGAGATTGCAACCATTGATGATGGTGGAATTGATCTTGCGTCCGGTAAGGCATATACCATAGCTGGCAGTGCTATATCCTCTGGTGACTTTAGTGGGCCTGGTTCATCTACCGACAACGCTTTAGTTCGTTTTGATGGCACTGGTGGCAAAACAGGCCAAAACAGTGGTTTGATCGTAGACGATAGCATCAACGTCAGCGGTGCAAACTCGATCACGATGGCCGATTCAAAAGAGATCATTTTCGGTTCTAATGATGACATTAAAATAGAATACGATGAGGCTGGTGCTGATGCCCTACTGATACAGGCCAGTGTAGATGATGCACCTGTAGCGATTGTGTTGTCTGCTGATGCCAGTGCTGATGCTGGTGACGATTGGAAAATTAATGCAGCTAATGGTGGAATACTGACCTTCGGTAACGATATAGCAAGTGCCGGAACATTTGTCACAGGTCTAACCATTACCCCACATGCTACAACCGCATCCTGGTCACTTGATTTTGAGGGCAACGTAGATATAGGCGGTGATACGCTGAGTTTCAATGGTGCCGCTACAATAGACAGTTCCGGCAACAACGCAATAACGATAGATGCCGGTAGTGCTACGCTGAGTTTGGATGCCGGAACCATAGCGTCCGATGCTACTACATTGTCGTTTGACGGTGCTACCTCTATTGATACGAGTGGCAACAACAACCTTACGCTAAGTGCAGGTACAGCATCGCTTGTAGTGACGGCTGGTGATGTCACTGTATACGATGATAATAATAACGCAGATACATCACTATCTATCGGCACATCGGCTACAGAGGCATTGTTTATAGAAGCCTTAAATGGTGGGTCGAATAAGACGCTTGAAGAACTCAGATTTACTACAAAAACCGCAAGCGGTACGGGCGATCACGGTAAGGTGTCATTTTATATTGACGAAGCTGAAATCGCTACGATTGATGATGGCGGTATAGACCTTGCAGCGAGTAAGGTTTTTAGCGTTAACGGCACTGAGGTTGGGGGTGGATCATATAGTGATTGGGCGGTTAAAACGACCACCTATGCGGCAAGCAGTGGTGACCAGTTGATATGTAACCACGCATCGACTCCATTCACGGTTACGTTGCCAAGTAGCCCATCCGCAGGTAACACAGTGACGATTAAAAATGTTGGAGCTGCGCTTGTAACTATAGCGCGTAACAGTGAAGAAATTGACGAGGTGGCCGCTGATGGAACACTGCCCAAAGGCAACGCGGTGCAACTCGTTTTTGTGGATGGAACTATTGACTCTTGGATGAGTTTATAAAAGGAGATTTTAAATGGCAGTTTTAGGACAAAAAGGTGGCGACACAGGGTTGCCCAACATCATGTTTTCTGCAACTGATACATGGACCCCATCGTGCAACATTGAAGCAATAGTTTACTGTATTGGAGCAGGTGGATCAGGAGCGTGTTCAAACCAGAATTTCGATTCGTCAGCATCAGGTGGAGGGGCTGGTGGAACAGCCGTTAGTAAATACGTATTTCTTGCGTCAACCGCTTACACTATAACAATCGGTGCAGGGGGTTCAACATCAATCACATCTTCTGCAGCTGCAGAAACGGGTACCGCAGGGGGTAATACCACTATTGCCGTAGGTGGATCAACATTTATGACAGGCAATGGTGGTGGCGCAGGGGCTAAGGCTTCAAGTGCAGGTTGTGCAGGGGGTGCAGGTGGTTCAGCGAGTGGTGGCAATATCGCTAATTATACAGGTGGAAGTGGGGGTGCTTGTGCCTCTACACGCCAAGCCAGTGGAGGTGGTGCCACAGGCCTATGGATGAACGGTTCCAATGGTCAAGCAGGTATAACAGGTGCGTCCACATCGAGTGTTGTTGAGTTTAGTTGGGGTGGCGCGTTAAATCAGTATCAAGAAGTTGGATTGTATTCTACGCCAAAAGGGTCGATGGATCAGCAGGGCAGTGGTCAGAGTCAAGACATACCTGTTACGCTGTCTCCGTTTCCAGAACTGTTTTCCTATGACGAGCAACAGTTTGGTACATATGCAGGGGGGCCTGGTGATTCATATGCAGGGGGGAGTGCGTATGCAAACACAACAAACAAATACACAGCAGGTCAGATTATGAATGGTGGCGCAAATTCTCGTTTTGATTGTCGAGGCACATATGATAAATACGTAGGACAACCCACTGGCCCATTTGAAGGGGGCAAAGGCACAGTTGTAGCAGATTCTTTTGAGAAGGCTTACGGATCGCGTGTGTCTATGGGCGCAGGTAGTGGAGCGCAACGTACAACGGACAGTTCAGGTTGGTGCTTACCTGCAAAAGGTGCGTCAGGGGTTGTTTTAATTTTTCCAACTTCAATGGGGTAATAAATATGGCAGACTACAAAATAACTTATGAGGATGGCACAACAGGTAATATTGTCGCAACAGAGGAAATGGCACGAATAGTCGCAGGTGGAGGTAGTTATGAATTAATACCTGTACCGCAAGAATCAGAAGAGATAAAAGCGGAGACAGCCAGATTTGAGGCTCGTTTGTGGCGAGACGCTGAACTCAATCGAACCGATAAATTTGTAACAGTGACAGACCATCCTGAGCATGCTGCGATAATGTCGTATAGGATCAAATTGCGTCAATGGCCCAATGACGCTGACGCTGGATTTCCAGACACACGGCCTACAATAGACAGCTAAAGATGAGTCCGGCAAAATATCCACCACCAGAGCAGATACCCTCTGCGGAGCGGCAAAGGCGAATTTACGTCGAGGCGGTTAAAGAAATTGAACATCTGCGTCAACAGGTGAGCAATGAAAACATCATTGCTAAAGAATACAAGCATGACCGTGATGGGTTGAAGGGTGAATTGAAACATGCCAAGCGGTCTATCGTTACAATGAGCCGTAAACAAAAAGCGGCTGATGAATCGAAGAAAGCTGCTGCCTGGTCGGGTGGTGCTGCTGTGTGTGTGACCATCTTATATCAACTCTGGCATACAATCGGATTTCCATTTGCACGTAACGGAGCCGACAAAAAATGGATGGAGTTCTGGAACCATGAGGCGGTATACGGTTTGATCGTGTGGCTTATGACGGTCATGTTTGCCGAAGTCTACAAGGCAACCAATAAAAGCTGATGAACCGCTTTTGGAGTTGGATGGAAAAATTGCTGAACCGTAGGAAATTAATGGATAAGCGCAGCCCTAAACATCGCTTAGATAAAAAATGGAAACAGAAGCCGCCGAAGCGTTACAAAGATTTTCTGAAAATTCTGGCATTGGACTATTGGTAGAGCAGTATAGCTGGTTGTTTGTGGTTGGGTTTGCATTGCTGTTTTTGAAAAACTCTGTAGAGAACATACTGGCCGGATGCGCGGTGTTCTTTGGATCAAAATACGATGAGAATCAGACATGTTGGATACAGGTAGGCGGTGAGCGTAGACCGGCACGGATCAGCAAGACATCGCTCACATCGACCACATTCTACGTCTACGAAACGGACAAAGACGGAGGCGTAAAATCCGGCACGTTATTGAGTGTGGCCAACAATGAATTAGGCGCATTACGAATCGAACGACAACTCGATTTACTCGCCGTTAAAAAAGGAGATTAGCTATGTCACCTGTCGTAGACGGTAAACATTACGCTTATACAACAGCCGGCAAGAAGGCCGCTAAAAAGGCGCGTAAAAAGGGCAAGTCAAAAAGCAAAAAACGAGGTCGATAAACCAACAAAACCCACAGGAGAGTGAGATGACCGAATCAAGTGTTGCAGACAAAATCGACGAGTTAACAACGAACCGCCAGGAGGCCTTAAAGATGCTCCAGGAGGCGCAATCCAAAGCAACAGAACTCAATGCCCTGATACAGCGTCAATCAGGCGCAATAACGGCACTGGAGAGCCTACAGGCAGATGCCAGTGCAGAAAGCGATAACGATGAAAATTCTGAATGATTTAAAGGAAAAATTAGGTAGCCGAAAACTCGGTGTAACCGCTGCAATCGGTGCAGCCGCCGGAACCGGTGCAGTAGAGGTGACATGGCCC